CTCTTCTGGCAGGTCATTCCAGTCTGGGTACAGACGGTGACAGTCCTCAAGTGTAACAGCGATGTCCAACTTAAACACGTTGTCCACACGTTCCTGTTCTATGACTGTACCAACAGGTTTGCCGTACTCAGGGTCGTCTTTCTTAATAAGGTGACCAATTCCAAAAGTTGGTAAATTTAGGTGGTCCAAATATATTTCGTACTTGCAGCCCTCGTCGGAGGCAAGCTCCTGACGTAGCTGATCTATGGTTGCTGATTTCATTGTTGTGTCCTCTGGAAAATCTGTAAGTTCTTCAGCGCATCGATTGGATTGCCGCCGGAAAGTAATGGAAGTATACCACCACTGCTCTGTGGTTGTGAAGTAGGTGCGGGAGCCGCCGTTGTTTGGGCAGGAGCGGCCCCCGCTTGCGCTACCGCCGGAGGAGTTGCGGTTGCTGCAACTGATTGTTGTTGTACTGGCTCGACTGATGCTTCAGGTTGAGGTTCTTTTGTTTCCACCGCCAGAGGTTTGTTGCGATACTCTTTTCTAATAGCGAGAAGTTCTTTCCGTGGAAATACGGATCTTAATTCATTGTCACGGATATTTTTGTTAACAGTTTGACTAATATCTACAGGGTCAAACTTTCCTCTGCGTACTTTGCTTAAACCAGAACCACTGATTCTTGCTGCTTTCAACTGCTTTCTAATTTGTCTGTCGCTCAAGCCAAGGGTCTTCATGTCTTGAATGACGTTGTAAAGTTCTCGTTGGACTTTAAAGTTTGCCTCGTTAGCCGCTCTATATGCGTTTATGAAATCTTGTGGTGTTGCGTTAGCTCTGTTTGAAACCGCTGTAAATATATTGTTTGCATTTTTTCTAGCTTCAGCAAGCTCGTAACCTCTGAACTTTAAACCAGTTGGTTCAATGGGCATTTCGGTAATGCCTGTAAAAGCACGAGCTAATTCCGAAGACAGTTCTCTTTCTCTCTTCATTCTATCCACAGATGAAATACCAACAGTCTCTTCTAAGTTGAGACCATTTACAAAACCACGGGCAAAGCGACTGGCTTCAAGTTCACCAGAGCGAACGTCCACAGGTATAACGGACGGAAGCAAACCATCTAATATATGAGCAAAACTTTTTGCTAACCTATCCCCAGCAGAATCTTCTGGATTGTACACTCTTGCACCCGTTTGCGTCTGACCTCCACGTCCACCGAGAAACTGCCCTGCCTGACGAAAACCTATAACTTCTGTGTCCGGGTCAAGCACGTCACGAATTTTTGCTGTGATGATTGCCTCTTCGGTAAACGGAGCAAACAGTTCAGAGAGCGATGCATTAGCAGCTTTGGCAGTTATCTGCGCGCCATTTAACCCTTGCAGCCGTCCTTCTTCGGCTTTATTGATAGCAGCAATAGCTATCTTTTCTAACATGTCGTATGGATTAGAATAGCTATAATTTATATATGTGGGCAGGCCAGTTTCTTTGTCTATACCTGTGGGCAAGAGCCTTGCGTTCTTTTCCCAAGACGGAGCCAATGACCGCTGATACGCTTTCATTTTTTCTTCACTAACACCTGACAGTTCGTATGCCAGCGCAGACATCCCTGCGGGTAACGCACCAAATGTTGTGATAGCACCAGTTAATCGACGCAGTCCAATCTGTCTAATTTCTGGTATTTCACTTGCTAACTCATCCACACCACGAGCAATTGTGTTCGCCCCTGTTCTAAGAATCTCATACGGAAAAGCTATGAAGTTACCAACAGGTGCCCGACGTAATGTTCTTATTGCCTCTGGTGCCATGTTGTAGTTTGGCACTGTATTGCGGACAATACGAGCAGCTTCTTCTCGTAGAAGTCTTTCGGCTGTCTCTTCACCAGTAACGGTTATGCCACGACGTTGTACCAAGTCAGCAATAATCTCAGAGTCATTTTTACCTGCCTTACGATATGCGTTCTTCAACTTGTTTAATTCAAAATCAAAGTTGTATATCTTCCATATGTCGTCCCCTGCTTGGTATAGATTCTCAGCTTTCTTACCCAGGTTTCCTACAAAAGCTCCCAACTGATTGTCTGTAAATTTACTACCAAACTTTCTGCCAACAGGTATGCCGTTGATCTCCTCCACACCATAACCAAAACCTTTTTGAATTAGGTCTTGCAGTTCTCGAAGCTGTGCCTGTGTGCCAATAATTCCTAGTTCTTGTAGCTCAGAAATAGTTCGCGCTGCCTGTTCCGGTGCCACGCCAGTAAACATGTTGTCATATACCAGTCGAACTGACTCGCCAAGATTTGCACCTCTACCTATGTTGCCTTGTGCAAGAGCAAACAATGAAGCTGTGGTTACGTTTCTAAGTTGAGTGATTGGAGACAAGACCGTCTTACCAAATTGTGTAGCACCTTTAACTCTAAGAAAACCTGAATAGGTAGATCTGATAGCATTACCTAGAACACCTTGGTCTCCGATAACAAGTCTTGTTAGGTCTTGTGCTATTTTATCGGGCACAGCAAAGCCACGAAGAGACCCAAAGTCTCCCTCATCTAGTTTTAGTTTTGTACCTTGAGGTGTGGTGTCAGGGTCTAATATTTTATACCCAGAATCTGTAAGCTCCTTTCTTTGTGCTGAAGACATTCCTGTCGTGTCTCTAAAGAGTTGAGCTATCCCTGGGTTAGCTAATGAACCATCAGCTTTTCTCTGTGTAGCCAAAAGACGAATCCTTGAGAAGTAATCATCTACAGCTTTAAACTCTGCTAAGTCAGCTACAGTTCCAAGAAAACTTTCTTTTGGATCTGTAATCTCACCCAATAGTTCACGCTTAAACTTTGGCAGATTTGCTCTGCTTGCAAACAGCTTTGCGTTTATCCTGTGGTCTGCTACTCTTGAGGAGTTACCGAGTTTGCCGCTTCCCACTTTTCTTGTGTTGTTTTCTAAAAAGTTCTTTGCCGCTCTTTCCGCCGCTGCTCTAGAAATATTGTTGGGATCTACGAACTCAAAGATAAGTCCTTTATCAAGTTCAGGAGACATGGTTTCTCTCATACCAAACTGACGCAAAAGGTCCTGTCGTTCAGCGGGAACGTTGCTTTTATTAATAATCTTTGATAGTTCTTCAAGAGTTGCTGCTGGACTTTGTTGAAAACCAACAACACCTTTTTCAAACGCTTCGTTCGTAGGAGTGTAGTTTTTCACTTCAAAAGATTGATAACGCCTGCGGAGATAAGTGTTTATGTTTTTGTTTATCTCACCTCTTAGTCGAGCAGCTTCTTTTGAATTTATGTCATCCATTCTTTTTAAGAAATCACTTTCTAAAACATTCTTATTCAAAGACTGAATAAGACCGCGCATGTTCTTGGCCTGTTCAGCAACATTATCTGGAAGCTCTGCAATAGCACGGTCCCGCATCTGTTGTGTCGGAGCGGTCATAAACTCTTCGATGTTGTTAAACATACTTTGTTTGGTTAAAGGACTTGCACCATTTGAAACCTTGTCTGCTTCTTTCAAGACCTTGTTTATTTCTTTATCCATAGAACCAAGAATGTTCTTAGCAGTCTTGATGATTGCATCAGTCTGTCCTGTAACAAGCAGTCGTGCCTCTGCGACTTCTTCTGGCATAAATCCACGATAACGAAACACGGAAGCTATATCAGCCAACTTGTTAGCAACAATGTTTTGTTGCTGCCCTAACGCACGTCTGGCTTCGATATTTTGCAGACCTTCAGAAACTTTTCTTCCAGCAGATCTGACTCCTGTAGCCGTTCCTCTGACCGCTTCTCTTAGAATAGGTGTTTCAGTTAATACTTTTCCTGTTGCTGCAACAGTCCCGGCTATAGCTACGGGGGCAACGGTAGCAATTGTACCAGTTTCAAATCCTACTTTAAGTTTGTTGCCTAACCTGCGCAGAGCTTCTTCTCTACCTGAAAGACCAATCTCTTGGTTTGTTTGTGTAGGGCCACCTTCAAAGAAATCACCAATTGTTGTAATACCATCTGTTGCAACCACCGCATCTGCGAGACCTGCGGCAGCAACCTGTTGTGCCCCCAAAGCTAGTTTCTCACCCTGTGTCAGATCTCTTGTAGGGCTAGACTTTGCTGCGGGTCGAAGAGTTGTAGGTGTTTGTTTGGTAACTATCTGACCATCTTTGACTGCTTTGCGAAGTCTGCCAGCTTTACTGAACTTACTGACCTTGCTCACCGCGCTGGCTGCACCAAGACCGGGTATAACAAACTGAGTAATTACTTCTGTGCCTTTACCAACCAGACCAACGGGGTCAATACCTGCGGCCTCGCGCAGCTTGTTGGCAGCGTCAGTAACAGAAGATGCATAGTCGGTATCAGCCGCAAGGTCCACGACCGAAGCACCGAGTTCCAAGATTCCCTGTGGTATGCCTATGAGACCAGAACCAACGCCCTCAAAGAACTCTTGCGCCACACCTTCATACTCAGGATCTGGGTCAGGGGTAGGTTGTTCTTGTACTTCTGGCTGCGCTTGTCGCTGCTCTAGTAAAGATTCAACTTCATCAATTGATTTGTCTGGGTGGTATTTATTCATGTACCCTTGAACAAGATCATCGTCCGACTTGTCCGAGTACATTGGATACGCCTGACGAAGGGAGTCAATGAGTGCCATTTACTCCTCCTTTAAGATGAAAGCCCCAATGGATCAGCGTTTACATCCGCATCGCCAACCGCACCTTGCGGTGGTGTTTGTGTTTGTTGAATTGATTTTTGTGTCTGTTCTCTTAATATTTGTATGGTTTCAGCGACATCTAAAGTATCTGAAAAAGTATCTGAAAACAGAGGATTACTCGCAGCATCGGCAAGGTCCTCATATGTATAATCACCTGAAAGAACTTTAGCCAAACCAGCGTTTGCTCTTTGTGTGTCTGTTTCTGTTTTAGTTTTTCCTTTAGTTGCTGCTATCTCTGAAAGAACAATAGTCTTGCCTAGAGTTTCCAAACCAGCGTCTAGTCCTTTTTGAGTGACGTTGCCATCTTGGTCCATGTATCCTTGAGATATAGCAGCTACTTGAGCGTCCGGTAGAAGAGATAGTTCTTTGTATGATTTATTAACGAGTGCTTCTGCTCTCTTTAAATCTAACATATCGCGTTGATACTCCGCAGTGTTCAAGTCAGCAAGCATTCTGTTTTCAAGAGTCATCAAAGAAACTGTTTGTTGGTGAGCATCTCTTTCTCGTGTCAGTTCAGTTGTTATACCGAACTGCCGTTCCTCTTGCTCTAACCTAGCCATAGCCTGATTGTATGCGTTTAAGTTTGCAGCGTCTGCGGCAGCGGCAGCTTTTGCGTCTTTTATCATTGTGTAACGAAGCTGTCTCAACTCTTTAGCATCTTCTCTCTGTTGCTCGTTCAAGCGACTCATAGATTTGCCATAAGCATCAAGACCAAAAGAAAGTCCTTTAGCTATATTTGTTAAGGCATTACCACTTTCACCCGCAGCTATGGCAAGTCCAGCTTGTGTAACAGCCATCCAAAAAGCATTCTTCTTGTCTTCGTCTGCTTTGCTGGGGTCAAAACCCATTGCTTTTTTAGCATCCTCTTCAATCTTAGCAATGTCCACATCTTCAGGAGAAGCAAACTCTCTGTACTTAGAAGCAAAAGTTTTAAAGTTGTCTGTGTTTTCTGAATCTTTCTTTGGAAGTTTTTGCGTTTTCTTACCTTGTTGTATTTTTTCAAGGTTAGCAGCAATTTTTTGTTCAGCAGTGGTTGCTGAAGAAGAACTTCCAGTGGGAAGACCCGGTAACAGCCCCTTATTTTCTTGAGTTTGTTTATTAGAATCTTGTCCCGCAGCAAGTTCTTCTGCTGGAGTGGTTGGTAGTTGACCTGCCATACCTGCTTCCAAGTCGTCGTCCGTAGGGGAATATCTTCTTAGGTCAGGAGTAAATTTCTGATCTGCTCCTGTCACAGGTGAACCAGCAATATCTACTGGAGCATCCAAATCTCTTTCCGCCAGTATTTGTTCCCTTGTTTTACCCACTCCAGCGGTAGGAGCGGGACCTAAATCACCTTCTTCACCAACCGGATAGTCTAAACCAGTAGCATACTTTATAGATTGAATGCCGCTTTGTATTGCGTCAATAACAGGCTTATCTGCCCCTGGTGCAAGAAATTTACCAAGCGTTTGCTTGGTTTGCTCAATGTCTGCACCTATTCGTTGTTTGGCTGCGGCCCCTGTTTGAGATAAGAAATCAGGAACATCAGGACCTATTGTAGCTCCATAACCAGCTTTTGTAAGCTCTTGCACCTGTTGATTGTATGGAAGACCTTTGATACGGTCTAAGACCTGTAAATACGATTCGGGTTTGCGACTACCTTCAGGCATGCCAGCAAACTGTCTCATAAACTGCTGCCCTGCAAGTCTTCTACGAGCTTCAAGTCCGCCGTTTGCACGACGACTTACAGTATCTACCATCTCAGGCGAAGATGCGAGGATCCCGGCTGGAGCACGAGAGTCTGCCAGTACAGTGCGAAACATTTTACGACGTAGAACTTCGTTGTTCATTATGCAGTCCTCGCTGGGCCAAAGAAGTTACCAAAGCCACCAGCCTGACCAACAGCACCAAGACCCGCGATACCGAGTCCGAGAAGTTGTGAGCCAAGGCTCGGATTCGGAGTCGAAGTTGTTTGAAATGTTGACTGCAACGCTGGTACACCACGGAACACATCCGACAAGAATCCGATCTCCTGAAATGGCAGGGCTTGTCGTCCCAGTTCATTGGCTCTGGCAACATCAAAGCCAGCCTGCTGCTGACGTTGTTGCAGACTACCAATACCAAGAAGCCTGTTTATGTCCTGCCCAAACATCTGTTGCTGTGCTTGTCCAAGCCCTGCTTGTAAACGTGCAGCGTTTTGTGCAGCTTGCTGTGCCTGTTGAAAACCCTGTTGACGAATCTGACCAGCAGAACGTGCCTGCTGTTCTAAGGTCTTACCAGCTAAGTCTGCCTGTGCCACACCAAATCTTGAGCCACCAAATGCACCAGACGCTACGCCTTGACCAGCAAGTCGTTGTTGAGCTTTCTGTCCCTGACGTGCAATGTCCTGCATTGTTTGTTGGACAACTTGATCCTCAAAAGGATTCATAAACTGTTGTGCACCGCCGGGACCTGCTAACTGTGCTGCGCGATCTAAAAAGGGCTGATAGCCGCCGATACCAGAATCTGCTAATGCTATTGCTCGGTTCTGCGCATCTGAGAATTCAGCTAGTTGCTGCGGAGAAAAGGGCTGTGGTGTGCCACGAAGAGCCTGTGCCTGTGCAAAAATATCTTTCAGAAACTCTTCCTGAAAGGGAGCGAGTCTTGTTACCTGTTCTACTGTTTGTGTCGCCATTAGCCTGTCGCCTCTAGTTCTGACATCATATCATATAAACGTGCAGCCCCGACATCTCTATTGCCACCGCCTGCACCTCGAACAGCCTTGGCTGTTAAAACAAACTCACCATCGGAAAGTTTTGCTGGCACAGAATCTGATGTTCCTGTGCCCGGTCCAGAAACTTCACCACCACCTGCATGTACATCCCCACCATCAGCATACCCAGAAGAACGACGAACAGGCCGATATGGATCAGTGTAGTAATTGTACCCTGGATCCTGAAGTTCTCTAAGTTCATCTGCATATTGTTTCATATCCGTAGGGTCATCCATATCATACCTTTTTCCAGACCTGCCCACAAGTGTGCCTTTGACTTCGCCCGGTCTTGTCTCACGCATGCCAGAATCACCTTCCTCCTCTTCTTCATCAAACATGCCGCCAGCAAGTGCCAGCGCACCAGCCCCCAACCCCAACTTTGTGCCCAAGCTCATGTCGTCGAACATTGAGAAGATGCCTTTACCCTTAGTTGCCTCTTTAGCTGCCATATCAACACTAGGTATGCCGCCCGGTCCTATCGGTAGACCCCCGGCTCCAGTTTTTATAGCGGATATCGGACTGCCCATGCCAAGCATAGACGTGCCTTTGAAACTTGGAACCAAGCTACCTATACCACTACCGGACCCCAACCCAAATCCTACGCTTTTAGCAAAAGAACCTGCACCATAGCCCAAAGCCCCCGCAAGAAGAGCATCCTTTACATCTCCACCACCCGCAAGAGATCCAATTCCAGATCCAAGGGCCGCGCCCATTGGACCGCCAAGGGCAAATCCAACAACCCCACCAATAGGAGCGAGCATTTTTTTGAATGATTTAAATAAACCCATTACGTTGCGACCTTTACAGTTCCGCCGTCATTATACAAGGTCCCAGTTTCGAGGCCCGTCGCTGAAGTAGGCAGGTCTGTCAGCGTTAATTTAGTCCCTCGCATCTCACCGGGATTACGTTCCTGTTCAATAAATACTTCTAATGAACGTACAAGGTCCGCCATATACTGTTGTGTATACTCGGTCGGCGGTTCTGGGAGCCTTGGTGGTGCAACCTGATTACTTGACATTATCTTCTACCGTCCTGCCTTATGTCCACACGAGGGCTACCTAACTTCCATTTAGACCCTAATGCATTTGATTCTACACGAAGTGCAAAAGAACGTCCACGAACTCTTAAATCTAGCTGTTCCGTAAACTTTTCAACTGGAGTCGATTGTGTTCGTATAGTTGTACCGGATTGTGTGTTGTCAAAGTCCGCCCCCGGATTGTTACGCGCTTTAACAGTAAACGTAGCTTGTGGAGTCGATAAGTTAGTTGAACCTTCAAACGTTAAATCAGGTATAACTTTTCTTAAATATAAAAACTTGTCACCATCTCCGATGTCTATGGCTGCTGATTCAATAAATGAATCCATAGCCGAACCGTCATCATCGTAACCTAATTCATGGTTGTAGATTAAATTATTACCAGTAGCTATAGGAAAGGTCCGAGTTCCACGGTCTAACCATGCTGTTCTAGAAAGTGTGCCAAAGTACCAAATCTTTTGACCATAATTATATGTTACATACCGATCGTTATCTGAAGCATCAGAAGAAGGATAGAACCAAGTTACTTCACTAAACTCTGTGTTTACTCCAGCTACAACCTTGTCTCTTTGTTCAATATTAAAGTCTAAAAATACTTTGTCTCTGACTGTGCAAGGAAGTGTTTGCGTCTGACCAGCATAAACATAGAACGTATCAATGCCCATCCAGAATACAAAATCTTCCGTTGCCACCGCAGCATTTGGACTCATGATTGTAATGTTGTTTGACAGTTGTTGTAGACCAAAAGTAAATGGTGGGCCGATAAAACGCATGGACGTAAGAGCAGTGTCAGTCCATACCAGTATCTCACGTTTTGTTTCTACGGCTTGCATAAAGGTAGAACCAGAACCTAACCTTAAACTACCTGCTGTGTTTGTGGCTAAAGGATACCATATCAAAGGATTCTCTTGAGTAGAGAATCTAATAAGCAACGGGTCTTGCACACCATCGCCATTTTCTTGCGTTGGCGGGGTCTCAACTATAACATCGTCTGCCCCAAAAGCTATGACATGACGGTCTCGATCAGAGACCATAACCTGTTTGCACTTTGTTGGCACGGAAAGTTTGGTTCCAGAAAGTGTGTTTAACTTTACCGCACGAGTAGTTAAATTGTTTGTTCTATCCCAATAATAAATTTGATCATCACGAGGATTGAGAAGCAGATCTTCACCAAAGTTATCGTGAGACCACAACCGTATCTGTGTAGTTGTTGTTAGACCACCAGATGCAGCATCACCCCACCCAGAAAAATCGTCTGTTGAATTTGCATTTCCAGTTGCCAGTCGTACAACAGAACCGTCAACATGTGATTTGGCTACGGTAGATCCTAAAGTATTTACATTTGAAGTACCATCTGAATTTGTAGCCCCTGTGCCTGTGCCATCAAAGCCTCGAATAACTGTCAAATTATTACTTGAAACATTTGTAACAAGCATTAATTCATCTTCAATTTGTATTACATCATTTATTGCAATCTGATGACCCCCAGGGGCAGACGTTGTCACAGTAACTGTAGTAGCACTAGACGATAAAGTACCACCCTGATTCAAGGTTGTTTGTGCCGCCCCGCTGGTAACTCCATAGTAACGCCCAGCCCCCCAACCTGTGCCGCCAACGGTTGTGTCTAGTCCTACGTTTATTTGAAATGTAGCAATAGTAGGATGACTTAATGATGTAACGGTAAGAGTAGCATTGTTAGCGGGTGTACTACCACCCAACGAAGCACCGGGCAAAGTTATGGTGTCATTTACGTTATAACCAAGTCCGATTGCCACAACAGAATCAACTGTATATGCCGCGTTTCCATCTCTGGTTAAATCGAATGAAGCACCTGCACCAGAGCCGCTTGTTGCAGACTGAGTAACAGATGTGTGGCTAACAGAGACAAGCGAATTGATGGTGAAAGTTAAATCATTTGCTGGAGTCTTACCACCTAAACTGGTTCCAGCTATTGTCACTGTATCGTTAACAGCATAACCCGAACCAATTGCTGTAACAGCCACAGAATAACCACCTATTAAATCAACGCCAACAGAAAACTCGGCGTTAGACCCACTGCCGCTTGTACTTGTTTGCGTTACACCTGTGTAAATATTAACAGGACCAGTGGAAGTACCGGAAAGCTGAGTGATTGTAAGAACTAAATCATTAGCGGGTGAGGTGCCCCCTATCCCAGTGCCTGCGATGGTAATCGTATCACCGACAGCGTATCCAGAGCCAACTGTAGTAACGTCAACTGTATAGTTACCCTCTCCGTCTGTTACAACGGTAAACTGTGCATTTGACCCGCTACCACTTGTAGCTGTTTGAGTTTCACCTGTATGCGTTGCTGTTCCGACAGAAGCACCTTGAAGATGAGTTATTGTCAAGGTCAGATCATGTGTTCCTTGTGTGCCGCCAATATTTTGACCTTCAATTAATATTGTGTCTCCAACAGCATACCCAGAACCAACATCTGTAACTGTTACAGTATAGTCCCCAGAACTAGCCACTACAGTAAACTCAGCACTGGTTCCAGAACCACTCGTACTTGTTTGAACTACGTTGTTGGTGGTCGCACTTCCTGTAGAAGCACCAGATAAAGTAAAATTACCAACACCTGTGCCGCTAGGGTTTGAGGAAGTAAACACTCCAACACCTGTAGCATTGGTTGTTACAGTCACGGCGTTTATACCAGACGCTGCAACGGCTGTGCCTGATACTGAAACAGTGCCTACACCCTGTCCGCCTACACCTGTATCAGAAGCAGTGGAGAATACAGCGGCTCCGGTGGTGGGATTTTTAGCAGTAATTTCATATGTATTTGCATTAACTACGTTATCAATTTGATACTCTTGATTTAGAACAGCAGCAGTTATGGTGCCCCCAAGACTTTCCGCGTTAGCAAAAGTTACAAAATCAGATTCACTAGCACCATGGGCTATATCTGTTACAGTTATTGTGCTTGAAAATGGATTAGATGTAACGGCTGAAAAAGTTACATCCCCTTGTGACGTTATAGAACGAACGGGGGTTATATCATTTAGCTGACCACCCTCTTCAATGTAATACTTAATATGTGAACCTAGTCCTAAGTAATTAGAACCATCCAAAGCAACCCAGTTATGCAAAGCACGAACTGTGCCTAAATAAGTGCTGCTCGTATATTTTTGCCAGCCACCCATTTTTTCAGGATAACCAAACCGAAACCTAATTTTGTCACAGTCGCGCCAGCCCCCTTCGTTAGAATACGAAGTGACTTCTCTATTTACACCGGGCTTAAACTGTAACTTAGTAAGGGGCATTCTATGAGATTCCTGTTACATCACCGTTGGTGTCAGCACCTGTTTGAGTTGTTAAAATACTACTTCTGCGACTATTACTTGTAGTCAAGTAACGAGTTATCCAACCAGGTTGAGACCAAGTCATACTGCTTCCCAAAGTCATAGTCGTAGGTTTACAGTTTGATGCAAACCAAAAGTGACGTTGACCATTTATTACTTGAGAACCAAATCCAAAAGTTCTAATATCTCCACCATAATATCCCCCAACAGATGTATTTATAACATACTCTGATGTGTTAGTAATATCCAATTCACCCGAACCGTTAAGCGGAAAGATACCGGTGCAATCTACAGAACCACCGCCTTGGTCTGCATAATATAACTCATTGTAAGTCCAACTTGCTGTGAATGTGTTACCAGAACGTGTAAGCTTACAGTTAAAATTACCATAACCACCATAATCGCTGTGATAAATATCAGGGCAAGAAGCACCACCCTGACCACCTATAAAATCCATCTTTGCAGAGCCGTTACCAGAAAAAGTAGAATTAAATGCTTCAGTGTTTGAACCTGACACAGAACCATTGTTTGTAACAGCAACCGTTACAGAACTTAAATTATTTATTCCGTATGCACCTGACCAAGTTATCGTACCGTTGTTAAGTATGGTCAGCGTTCCACTTGCACCAGATGGATACTTAATTGCATCCACAGCTTGAGTGCCCGAAACGGTAATACCATTATCTATAACCAATCTTTTTGGGTAGTCTACAGCATAATCATCCCCAAAGATTGTTGCTACATTCTGATCAGAATCATTAGAAGAAAACGTCTTTTGAAAACCTCGTTCTTGAGAATGAAAGTCACCTAAAGAAATTGTAGTACCTGTGGGTACATTGGCAGATAAATTTACACCGTTATTGTTCGATGCTTTTGCACGAACTAATGACCCACCTCTACGGTAGTCCGCAAATGAGATGGCTGTGTTGCTGCCCGTGTTATATTCGGTTCTAAGGTCAGCAAAACTTATAGCGTTTCCAGATGCGGGTAAAGCCATTACGGTGATCCATAAGCTGTAATATTGTCAGAAGCAACCACGGCCCCTGCGCTAGATAATTTAAATACTGTTGTACCATTGTATTTAAACAACAGATCATTATCACCTGTGTCCAGCACGATTTCCCACTTACTTGTACCAAACTTTACAGACTGGTTACCCATGAGAATATCGTTACCATTTGCATCTAAATCTGCACCTAATTTTGGTAGCAAATCATTTACAAGTTCTGTGGACAGTGCACGAACATTTGCATTACCACCCGTTCCATCAGCATATATCCAAGCTGTGACACCAGAGGCAACAGTAACAGTTGAACCTGAACCGCCACCCTGTTGAAACTTAACGGATTGATTTCCTGTTGTAGCATTGTTTACAAGATAAAGTTTTGACTTATTGTTTGGGGCTATCGTTACGGTATGTAAAGAACTTAAACTTCCCGTGCAAAATAAAACTTTATAGTGCCCATTTGAGGGGGTTCCGTCTGTTGCTGTTAAAGTGCTTGAAGTACCGCTTGAACCTAAATTAAGATCAAAAAACCCAGATGAAACCCTGTCAATAATATCAAAGTTACGGTTTACGGTCTCGCCCCAAGAACCAGCTTGTTCACCAGAACCTGGTTTTTCAAGACCACTAGAGTCTGTAAAGAGACTTGCCATTTATACCACCTTATTTGTCCATGTTTCAGACGACGTGCCTGCGTTTATTTGAGTCCAGCTATCGCCTGTGTGTGTAACCTGTGTCCAGTTTTCTGGTGTGCCACTTGCGTCAACTTTTACCCACAGTATAGCACCATCTGTTGTTATAATAAATACACTGTCCATTGACTGCGATGCAAAGCGTAAAAGCCCACCCAAAGCCTGCGTAATATCAAACTGAGCGTCAAGGCTTAAATCAGTATCTAGTATCAAACCACCCAATGGGTCAAAGTCAAACTGAGCGTCTTGATCACTAAGCAAGTAAAGTATAGCTATGGCAGCGGATGTTTGTGTAAAGTTAAAGTCTACTTGAGCTACGCCAGAAGCCACTTTGATTGCTGTACTTGTTTGTGTAAAGTTGGCATCAATCGATGCGTCACCAGAAGCTGTAAAGTTTGCTGCCGTTGTCTGGTCAAACTGAAAGTCTAAATCAGCCACGCCCGTAGCAAATCGTAGTCCTTGTGTAGTCTGTGTGAAGTCAGATGTAATATCTATTTCAGCAATAAGCGTACCCGCTGCTGCGGATATCTTTGAGAAAAAGGCATCAACGGACATACTGCCGTTAAGTGTAGCGGATAAGTCTGTTGACTGTGTAAAATTTGCGTCAAGCGATTTAGACCCAAAAAGCACAATGCCTTGAGTAGCAAGCGGGTTTTCTGATATTGCTTGAACGCCAAACATCTGAACTCAACTCATTGTATGTTAGTCTTGGTGTGGTTTATAAGCTGATAACTTGAACCACTGTCGTGTGTTTCAAATTCTAAAAAATGTCTATAGCCCCTTGTGAAGAATTTAGTAGCACCGCTAAAGGCTGTAGCGAAGGTTGGTATATACCTTGTACCACGTTCAATAATCATCATTTGGTCAGACCAATATATTCTGTCTAGTGTAGGCATATGTGTCCACACATTGTATGCCCCTGTAGAACTTCCATTGACACCAAATCTAAATATCTTATTTGAGTCAACTGTCGTATTGGAGTGAAGAAGGTAAGGGCTGGCGGGGGTTAGTGTGTATACGCAATTAGTTGCGCTATTTGCAGGGCCGTAGAACATTTTTGTTCCGTCAGCATTCCAAAGCATAAACCCCGCATAGCTTGCAACAGAACTTGCGTCAACCAAGGCGGTTGTTGCATCAAACCTTACGAATGAAGCAGTTGATACATCAAAGCCAGTTGATAAGAGATATTGGTCAACCCCGTCCCCAGTAGAGCCAGACACTTGCATTCTTGTGCCATCAGCACTAAAGCTAAAATTATATGGGTTTGTTTCGTTAGACCCAACAGAAAAGCTAGAGTCGTATGAAATAGTAGTCAGGTCAAAAGCAGTAGACAGATGAAACTCTTTTACTGCATCACTATTACGACCCATTACAAATAGCTTTGTCCCATCATTATTGAATCGCATACACTCAGGGAGTGCCAAAGAGGTATTAAAAGACTGCTTGATAACTGGGCCATAGTTACTTGAACTTTCATTATTCAAATAAATTCTATGATTCCAAGTTGCATTATCAAGTTCAAATGGGGCATTTAATATAAATTCATTTATTTGGTCGCCACTGTAAGTCGATGTATAGTACCTAAGACCGTCATTGCTAAAAAGTCTGCATATACCAGCAGTTTCCATATTATTATTATAGTCAGTCCCATCGATAACCCAAGTGTCTGTATCATCTACTGAAGACGCACTGGTGTCGTAGCTTGGTATAAAGGTGTAAATAAATCTTTTGTTTGGGGTAGACGGCGTTCCAAAAGTAACGGTAGTGGCCCCAGTTAAAGTCTCAGCGTCAAAGTAATCAAAGCTACCGCTTAAATCCAAAGTAACATTGCCAGTCCTTCCAACAGCCGTTCTTTGTGCGCTAATTGAACTTGCGAGATTTCTTGCTCTACTCATGTGCTACTCCGGTTTATCAGGCCATACCACATCGTCAAGTGATGAGTATGTTTTAGTTATATCTCGCAGTGCTTGACGATAGGCTGTGCGTTCTGCGGACATAGTAAGGTCAGACGATGCCCACCAGTCTGTGTCAGCGATACGGCGGTTGCGTTCTTCGCGCAGCAGCTTCATTGGCTCTAGTTCGTTGAGTTCAATTAACTTTGTTTTTACTGTGCCCCATGTTATTCCTGCCTTTTCCCAATCATCTGGATCATCGGATAGAATGGCTAAATCATTAGCGTCTACGCCTGTTACAAGGCGAAAACTATTGTTAAAACTAATAGCATCTGTAGGCTCACCGTGCAGTACGAACTGACAGCTTGAGTCTAATGCTTGAATTGCTTCTGATACCGTTGCCATAATTTACCCCACCAAAAAGCCGCTAAAATTTGATGCTGCCGATACTGTATAAGAAGTGTCCGAACTAATGTGCCACGGCATGACATTAGTGTTAGCAGTTAGTTGGATTGTCAAAGAAGTAGCTAAAGAATCATAAGTGCTATTTGGTGAGCCATTCATAACATAGCTGTTATAGTATAATTCAGTGTGCGATGTTGGAGTACTAGTGCCACTAATCTCTGACCCTAAACACATAACTATGTAACCTGAACCAACACCATCAAAACGCATGTGAAGATTAAACTGGTAAATCCCTGTAACGGGACAAACAAAATATCCACCAGCATTTAAGTTGCTTCCTATATCAAAATCAACAGTGGTAAAAACGGTTGTTTTCCAACCGCTTGCTGAAACGCTTATAGCCCCATTTGGTCTACATGAAAACGCTGGTCTTGCTGGCGTAAGTATGCGACCATTGCTATCAACGGTTAGCGCACTGTTAGAGTTCGTTGGGTCTTGGACTTCGGAAACTTTTAGTATGCTGGTCATCCTCCAATCTCCGTTAAAGTGACCGTTGAAATGGGGCTTCCTATGTATTCGGACTGGTCAGTATCGCTATGGTTTCTATTAACATAGACAGCATAACTTGTGTTATAACCGCCAATGTCTATACTGTATTGAATAGCACTAGTTGTATTAGGGGAGTCTAAATGTTCAACTGGATATCCCGACATATCATAGCCCAAGGTTGTTGAACCATTACCGTATTTAATATAATTATAAGAAACTCGTATTCTGTTGGAACCGCGTTGGTTTCCTAACGCATCGTCAAGAGGGCTACCATCTCTTAAAATTCTTCCCCTTACTTGCCAGTATTGTGACGTTAAACATAATGAAAACCTTATTAAAATTTTACTACTAGTTGACTTAGGTGTGATATTACACCTCAACCCTGTAACTTCCACAAAACTAGGACCAATGGAACTTGAGAAAGTGTCTTTAAAAACTGTTTGTTGCACCTGCAACACATGACCCGGAATCTCCACCCCGTTGTTTGTGGTCTTCTCATTTATTGTATCTACAAATAATGTTGACATAATTTATCCCAAAAGTGCGCCAGAAAAATAAGAATGATTTATACCTAAGTAATAATCAGTGTTTGCAGTAAGAGCGGACTTGTAAACATAAGCACCGATTTGTTGACCAGCCACTGCATTATAAATTCTTGTTATACCAATAGTTCCGTCTCCAGCTTGCTGTTGGCTCGTAAAAGCTATAGTGGTAGTAGAGCCGCTACTTGTTTGTCGAAAAGCAATCTGCACTTGCGGGTTGCCACTGTCGTTAAAGTAAACTTGCGACCTAAACAGATAAACACCATTTACAGGCACGGTAAAAAGTTTAGTGCTTGTATTATAATGACTGCCAATATTAAATTCAGTGTGGTCAAAACCACCTATGTAATAAGTATTGATTGCGGCAAGCCCTGCCCAACCATCGTCACCATAAGCATAAAATGCTGGCCTTGCTGGCGTAGAAACAACGCCATTGCTATTAATGGTAAGCCCATCTGTTGTCGAACCCGCCGCCCTAATCTTATCTACATTCAGTATCGAAGCCATCCGCGCCTCACAGTATTGTCAGATTACCGTTGACGGTAATTGTAGTTGATGAACTTATGGTCAGCGGACCAATCGCTAAAGCATTCTTGGTTGAGGCTATTGT